ATTAACTGGAATTAAATACATTTCTGATAATATTGCAACAAAATATATTGCAGCAAGGCCATTTAATTCATATAAAGAGGTAGAAGAGTTTACATTTACTAAAGGCAACGGAGTTAATAGTCGTGCTTTGCAGTCAATGAATTGTATAGGAGCATTAACCTTTAAAGATAATCCTGCAGATGAAAATAAAGTCAGAGAAAGTCTTTATGAATATTTAAATCTTCCAGAGTTTAATATGCAAATACCACAACATTATTATGCATATATAAATGATGTTGAAGAATATGAAGAAAAGGGTGCTTTTATATTGATGGGCATGGTAAAATCAATTAAGAGAGCAAAAGGTTGGTCAAGAATAGAGTTGTTAGATAAAACTGGAAGTGTTGGTATTTTTGATGAAGAACAAACAACTATTGAGGCTGGTAAAACATATATCATTTTGGCTAATGACAATCGTATTGTTAGTGCCGTACCTGTGGAAGAAATAAAAGAATCAAAAGATCCACTAGTTAAGTTTTTAAATTATAAAATGCTTCCATATAAAGAAGGCGAACACTATGTCATTTCTTTTAAGCCTAGAGTAACTAAGGCTGGTAAGAAAATGGCATCATTAACAGTAGCAGATGCTGGTAGAGAATTACATGCTATTACAGTATTTCCAACATCATTCGCTAAAGCATATATGCATGTACAACCAGGAAATGTTTATAAATTTGAATTTGGTGAAACAAAAGAGGGAACTAGAATAATGGAGGACATAATTGTTTGACAATTTAGCAGAAGATATACATAAGAATGCAGTAGAAAAAGGTTTTTGGGATAGGCCAGCAGATCCAATATTTGTTGCAAAACAAATGATGATGATTGTCTCAGAAGTATCTGAGGCTATGGAAGCAGTTCGTAAAGAAATGGACCCAGAGCAGATATCAGATGAGTTTGCAGATATTATTATTCGTACCCTTGATTTATATGCAGGTATGGCAGAAGCAGGATATGTAACAAAATCACTTGACTATGCTATTAAGCAAAAGATGGAAAGAAATACACATAGACCAAAGAAGCATGGAGTAAGATTCTAATGGTAGCAACTATTGAAGATGTATTAGCACAATTAAATCCTAAACTAAGAAAGAGCATTCTTGTTGGTGACGAAATACCAAAGACAGAATATGCAGCAACTCCTAGTTTTGGATTAAATCGTGCTCTCAATGGTGGATTACCATATGGTAGACAAGTACTTGTTTGGGGCAGTAAGTCAAGTGCTAAATCATCTTTGTGTTTACAGATGATAGCACTAGCACAAAAAGAGGGAAAGGTTTGTGCTTGGATAGATGCTGAAATGTCATACGATAAATCTTGGGCAGAAAAACTTGGTATTGATACATCTAAATTAATAGTTTCACAAGCAAGAACTATTAATGAGATGGTAGATGTTGGTGTTAATCTTATTGAGGCTGGAGTCGATATAATTGTTATTGATTCAATTACTTCTTTGCTACCTGCTATTTATTTTGAAAAAGATTCAACAGAGTTAAAGCAATTAGAGAATACAAAGCAAATTGGTGCAGAGTCTCGTGATTTTAGTAACGCATGGAAAATGCTTAACTATGCTAATAATAAAGTTAAACCAACTTTATTAGTATTAATTTCACAATCAAGAAACAATATTAATGCTATGTATACCAGCCAACAGCCAACTGGTGGTCAGGCTACAAAGTTTTATTCATCAACTGTAATAAAACTATTTTCTTCAGAATCAGATAATCAAGCCATTAAGGGTAAGATTCATGTTGGAGATAAACTAATTGAAGAAAAGATTGGTCGTAAGGTTCGTTGGGAAATACAATTTTCTAAAACTTCTCCTGCATTCCAAAGTGGCGAGTATGATTTTTACTTTAGGGGAGATAGTTTAGGCATTGATACTATTGGTGATCTTGTTGATACCGCTGAACTTGTTGGTTTGGTAAGTAGAACTGGTGCTTGGTATCAGTTGGAAGATGGCACAAAGGTTCAAGGCAGAGATGGTCTTGTTAATCGTGTAAGAGAAGATTTAGATTTACAAAATCTTCTTAAGAGTAAGTTGGCTAATGTCTAATAAATTTACTGTATACAAAGGAAAATTTTTTTGTAAAACATGTGGAAAAGAAGTAGGAACTATTAGAGTTTATCCTGAAACTGGAATGGGGTCTTGGATGTGTTCTGAAAAACATTTATCAGAAGTTCACATTTATCAAGTAGGATATAAAAAGAAGAAAGATTATGAGCGAAAAGACGGAGAGCAAAAGAATCGGTGCTAAACAACATAAAAACTCTGGACGTAACACAAAAAAGGGTGATGCGACATGGAGAGATTTTGTTATTGATTTTAAAGAAACAGAAAAGTCTTTTACCATCAATCAAGATGTATGGGCAAAAGCAGTTACGGATTCGATCAAGGCGGGTAAAGACAAGTCTCCAGCAATTGTCGTTATTCTTGGCGAAGGTAACAAAAAAACTAGATTAGCAATAATAGAGTTTGATTTACTAGATCAACTAACGTGGGAGGCAAAATATGACAGAGACAACGCATAAAAATACAATTGAGCAGGTCAATGGTTTAACAGAGATTGCAGAATATATGAATGATGAAGAACTTACTACTGCTCTTACATTTATTGCCAAACTCATACTTAAACCAGATATACCTTTGAATGTTGCCACAGTAGAAATTGTAAGACTACAGGCCATAGCAGCAAAAATGTCATTTAGGGCTACATGGATGGCTAATGTTGATAAAGGTGATAGAGGAAAGAAAAATATTTACTATACCGCTGCTGAAGCCATTAATAATCTGGTATCTGCATTAAAGTATACGATACGCTAACTGATATAATAGATAAAAAGGTATATATGACAAAAAACTTATTACAGCAGGTAATGGTAAAAACAGGCCAGAAGCCCAAGAAAAAAGAAAGCGAATTTAAACTAGATGGCCTTATTGAAAAAATTAACTCTGGCTATACAGTAAACAATGAGCCAAAGCATCAAACTAAGAATACATTTGCGCCATCAACTCTTGTTTATAATCATGGAGAATGTCCAAGATATTGGTACCTAGCATTTTCTGGAGCGGTATATGAAGACAAGTCAGATGCATTTGGAGTAGCAAATAGAACAAATGGAACATATGGACATAAGAGAATTCAAGATGCTCTTATTAAGTCTGGCATTGCTAAGGTTTTTCAAGAACAAGATAAAGAAACTGGCAAAGTTAAAGATACTACAGAACTAAAGATTATGAATGAAAACCCACCTATATTTGGTTATGGTGATGGAATTCTTAATTGGAATGATGAAGAGTTAATCTTAGAAATTAAAACTATTGCTAATGAAGGTTTTGAGTATAGAAAAAATACTGGAAAAGCCAAAAAGGATCATATATTTCAAACACTTATTTATATGAAGATTCTTGGATATAAGCGTGGAATAATATTGTATGAAAATAAAAATAACCACGAACTTCTTCCAATTTTAGTAGAGGTAGATGATTACTATCGTGACTATATAAATAATGCATTTGAATGGATGAAGGTTGTTAGGGCTAGTTGGATGAAAAATGAATTACCAACTAAAAACTATAGATCTAATTCAAAAATATGTAAGGGTTGTCCAATTCAAAAAGATTGTAACAAGGCTGGTGCGGGAGTAGTGAAAATCGCTTCACTGGAGGAACTGCGTGAAACAATGTGAAAGATGTGACACTAAATTTAAACCTAGAGTAACTTACCAAATATACTGCAGTGAAAACTGTAGAGATGAAGCAACCAAAGAAAAAATTGCTGAAAGATATCAAATAACACGTAGGCAAAAAAGAATAGGTAAGCGAAGAATGTGTTTGGGTGGATGTGGTACACAACTTTCAATATATAATGATTCTGGATTTTGTAGTAACTGTAATGTTTATGAAAAAGCAGTACAAAAAATGATAAAAGAACTAAAAGGATATTTTGATTATGAACAAGACTAAACAGCCAAGTCATATATGTGCTATTGATGCCAGCACTAATAGTCTTGCCTTTGCTTTTTATACATATAAAAGATTAGTTCAATATGGAAAAATATCATTTGAAGGCAATAATATTTATGAAAAAGTTCAGGATGCAACTGCAAAAACCAAAGCACTTTTTAATCATTACAATATGATGAATGCTATTGTTATTGAGCATACTGTTTTTATGAATTCCCCAAAAACTGCAGCAGATCTTGCTATGGTACAGGGTGCAATTATAGGTGGCGCTGGTTTGGCTGGTATAAAAGAAATTGGCAGGGTATCACCAATAACATGGCAAAACTATTTAGGTAATAAAAAACTAACTAAAGAAGAACAACTACAGATTAGATCTATAAATCCAGGAAAGTCTGATTCTTGGTATAAAACATATGAGCGTGACTTTAGAAAGCGTAGAACCATAAAACTATTAGATATTGAATATGATAAAAAAATAGATGATTATGATGTTGCTGACGCTGCTGGTATTGGGCATTGGGCTATAAATAACTGGGAAAAGGCTGTGAAATTTGACAAGGAATAGATATGGCTGCTAAACTATATACAAATGAACTATGGCTTAAGAAAAGATACCACATGGATAAAAAGAGTCCTGAAGATATTGCCAGAGAGTGTGGAGTGAGTGTGGAAACTATTTATGTATACCTTGCAAAATTTGGATTAAGGAAGTCAAAACGATGAGTAACGAAAAGTTTATAATTAAGGTTGATCAGGTAAATCATCCTTATCATTACACTACTGATCCAAGCGGGGTAGAAGCAATAGAAATTACTAGACACAGAAACTTTAATATTGGTAATGCAATAAAGTATCTCTGGAGGGCTGGTATTAAAGATGAGTCTAAACATATTGAAGATTTAAAAAAGGCTATCTTCTATATTCAAGATGAAATCAATAGGCTAGAAGGTAAATATGACAAACGCAGAAATAGAACTCGTAAAACACCTTGATGAAGTAAACAAGGTTGTTGAAGAGTATCTTA